TGTTGCTGCTGAACAGGCCGCCTTTTTTCTTCTGGTACTCAAACCCATAAGACTCAAGATCGCCGCCAGAAACACCAAGCTGAAAGCCTTCGTCCTTGGTTATCCATTCGCCACCGAACAGCTTAGATCCGCCGATAGCACCAAGAAGGCCGCCAATCACTGCACCTACGGCCATGCCGATCGGCCCGAAGTAAGATCCGAGTGCAGCCCCGCCTTTCGCTCCGGCGAAACCGCCAGCAGCACCTGCAACGGCACCCTTCGCGCCAGAGCGCTGATAGCCCATGATGGCGCCAGAAATAGCGCTCAGGTACGGCGTGTATGCAGCGGCCCCTGCACCTTGAGCGCCATAGTTCACCACATTTCCGCCGGCATCCAGCATCACGCCAGCGCCGCCACTCGCAGCCCCGGCACCGCCACTGAACAGCCCGGTGATACCGGCGTTTACCGAAGCCGCGCCAGCATCAAACGCCCCTTGGATACCGCCGAGAAATCCCTCGCCCGCCGTCCATCCAGCGCTGACGGCTTGGCCAAAGCTCGACGTGCCAACGCTGAACGCAGTGCTGGCGCTATCAAAAACGCTTTGCACTGTGCCGAGCGCATTAGAGGTGCCCGTCCCCGTCGTGCCGCCAAATATCCCGGAGGCCTGCCCCGAGAGACCGCCGACCCCAAGCGCTGATCCGATCTGAACAATGATCGGCTTCGTGATTGCCAGGTGCAGCATCTCAGCCAGGAACTGCCGGAATGAGTTTTTCAACGTGTCCATGAAGTTGCCGGACTTGTCGAGTACCGACTTCCACATATCGGCAAAGGCGTCGTCGATACGATCTACTGCTGCAATCGTGATCTGGCCCCAGGTCGTAGCTGCCCGCTGATTTGCCTCGTACTCCTGCCCCAGCTTGCGCAGCGCATCCTGATAAAGCGCGGCATTTGCTGGATACAGCGCCATCGCAGCGTTCAACGCTTTCTGCTCGTCGGTGTAATCCTTGAGAAGCTTGATCTGCGGGTTCAGGCGGTCAACGATATCATTCGCTTTGTTGGCCGCTTCCAGCGCCTTGTTGGCCTCCAGCTGGGCTTTGGTTGTCGCCAGCAGCTGCTTGTATTCCTCGCTGCCCACAGCAATGTTTTTGCCTGACAGCTCGGCTTTGACGGCCTTCTCGACGTTGAACGCTTCGAGCGCTGCGGTGCCCTGCAACGTGGCTTGGGCTTCTTTTTCGAGGTTCTGAACCTCGACCTTCATGTCGGCAATCGTTTTGGCAACGTCCAGCCGATCCTGAGCATCGTGCTGGGCGTTGATTGCCTGGGTCACCTTGTCCCGCGCATCAGCCCCGGTCTTGAGCAATTCCTCTTCAATTTCTTGCTGGATGGTCAGCGCACGGACGTTATCAGCGCCCTTGAGATACGCATCGGCCATCGCGTTCGACGATTTGAGGGCGATATCGGCTTTTTTGGTGAACTCGTCGAGGGCTTTGGCCTGTTTCTCGATCAGCTTTTCGCCGTCGCTCTTTTTGGGCTTGTTCGGATCGGTACTGTCAACGATACGGTTCATTGCAGCTTCTGCCCGATCCTCTGGACTCGCAACAGGCAAAACAGGCGCAGGTAGTGGAGCTGCGCCGTTGGTGAGCAGCGAGTATCCAGAACGATTGGCCTGAGGTGATGAGGCACCCATAGCAACGCGCGTGGCAGAGGCAACAGCGAAGTTCGCAGCCTGCTCGATTGCCGTAATTTGCCGAAGAGAGCTGCTTTCCGCAGCGGCGGCGGTATCGGCATAGGCCTTGCTCTGCACGATAGCGGCTTTCGTCGCCGCATCCTCGGCCGTGTAGAGGGCGACCAATTGCAGCTTGAGGCTCTGCTGCTGGACCTTGTTTCCCTCTTTTACTGCGTCCTGATACTTTTTCAGGATGTCAGTCTGCTCAGCGATGATTTTCGCCTGGGCAGCCTGAGCGGGGGTCGCCCCCATTTTTGCAGCCGTGTACGCGGCCTCTGCATCTGCATTCGCGCCGAGCAAATCACGCGTTTTGGTCAATTGCTCAATGTATTTGTCCCACGCGTCCTTGGCGGCCTGGGTTTGACCGCCTCCCGCTTGAGCAGCTTTTAGTTTTTCTGCGCCACGCTCTGCAACCTGACTGATAGCTGTAACAGATCGAAGCTTTTCCCCGAATACACCTGCTTCCTTGGTGCTGGTGGAGTACGAAGCCGACAACTCTGTTAAACGCCGGATCTGATCCGGCCAAAGGCCAGCACTTTCTTTTGCCCAGGCAGTAACGCTATCCAGGGTACGCGTGCCGGACTTGACCTCAGCGATCATCCGTTGAAACTGCTGCTGATACTCGTCAGTGCCACGGTGCATCACGTACAGGCTTTCAACCATTTTCGTCGAGTAACCCAGCAAGTCGTCTGCGGCGGACTTCAACAAATCCTTCTGATCTTTTGCCCATTGATCAGATTGATACCGTTGTTGCTCGGCAGAAAGCTCCCTGTACTTCTGGATCGCCTGATCAACACTCACACCATGATCGATCAAAGACTTACTTGCTTTGTCCGCAGCGGTACCAAAGTCGATAAAGGACGCAGCGACAACTGCGGTCATTGCTATCATTCCGACCGGGCCGGTCAGCAGACCGAGAAGACCGCTGCCGGCCGCAGTAAACGCACCTACTGACTTGGCGGCCACAGTCGCAGCCGCAGCAGTGCGCTGTGACGCAGTCACTGCGGCATTTGCCGCAATGGTTGCTTCCGCATACCCTGCGGCAGAATTTCTCATTGCCGCATAGGATGCCTGCACCTCCGCCGACGTGGCTGCAGTTGTGGCCGCGAGCTGCGCTTCGGCGACCTGGATCTGCTTGATGATCGCGACTTCATCAAGACGAGCGATCGCCATCCTGTTCCGCGCTGCCGCTCTGCCTTGTTCCGAAATCTGAGCCGCCAAACGCTGCTCCTCCTGCAAGCGCTCAGCCGCAAGAGTTGTTTGAACGGTTTTCAGGTTGTTGATTTCCGACTGCTGCCGCAGACGGTCAGCGGAAATCTTCTGCTCGGCTGACGCCAACTCAGCACTCGAGCGCTCAAGGAGAGCCTTAGCTTCAGCCTGACGAGCTTGCGCAGAGATCATGGCTTGTTTTGCGACTGCGGATTCAGCTGTTACGCTTTTCCAGGCAGCGGCGGCTCCAGAAATTTGTGCGATGGTTTGCTGAATCGATGCCTTCGTGGCGGCAGCAAACCCAATCGCCGATTGCCCAAGTGACAAAGCCAGGCGACCGCCGATCACATAGGCAAGCGTTTCCGCAACGTTGGCGACTTTCGCAAACGTCTGCTCAGTAGCCATAGAGTCAGCCGTCAAGCTGTCAATAGCCTTGGACGCCTCGACGATTACCGAAGCAACCCGAGAGCTCGCCTTTCCTGCCTGATCTAAGCGACCAATAAGCTGGGTGTACGAGTTACCCATTGCGGTGATGCTGTTGCCGATCGTGACGGAGGTTTTCCCGTAGAGGTCATCAACCGCTTTCTGCTGGTTTTGAAGGGCTTTGACCACGGCATCGGCGGTCAGCTTTCCGTCCGCGCCGAGTGTGCGGAGCTGCCCTACAGTTTTGCCCATGCCGGCAGCGATAGCCTGCGCCAGCGCCGGGGCCTGCTCCATGACACTGTTCAGCTCTTCGCCGCGCAGCACACCGGATGCGAAGGCCTGGCCGAGCTGAATCAACGCAGCGTTGGCAGAAGAGGCAGAAGCGCCCGAGATCGCCATCGTCTTGCTGATCGTGCCGACGATGCCTGCAACGCCCTCACCGGTCAGCTTCAGCTCTTTCTGGTTAGTCGCGATCCGCTGATACAGCTCAGCTGTTGCAGTCAGGGGCTGGTACGAGCTCTGGGCGATGGAAAATACCGCCTTCTGTGCAGCATTGAATTCAGCGGCGCTCGATGTGACCAGTCGAAGGCGGCTGGCAATGGTCGCGTAGGCATCGGCTTGGCTCACCAGCGAGCTGAGGCTCATGCCCGCAACGACGCCAGCCATGGCATTTCGAACCATGTTGCCAGCAACGGACGCTGATTGCCCTGCCCGGATAAATGCCGAATCCACAGTCGCCAATTGCCGATCAATTCGCCCGGACACTTGCGCCACAGTGGCGTCAGCGCGGGCCATTTCCTGACGTAGCTGTGCCGTTGTCGCCTCAAGGCGGATCAGCATTCCTTGAACTTCTTGCGACATGCACTTTTCTCCAGGCAATAAAAAACCCGCCGAAGC